ACTCTGGAAACTGAGTAACGAGTTCGCCTAATGTCATTAGGTATCTCTTAGCAAATGCCACACAACGTCCATAGCGGTCAAACTCTGGATAGGAACCTATCGGGTTTTCTATGCGGATACGTGGCAGTTTTGCTTCTTCATCCAGTTCAATAATGAACGGAACGAAACCATAGGTGATGTACCAGTCAGCGCCTGAGTACATCTGTACTGATAAGTCTGAATGTGAGAAGTAGTTAGAGGCAATGCGGGTACGCTTGTCAGCAAATGTACGCGCTCTGTCTGAAACTGAATTTGCTGCTGAGCAGTTTACTGCTGGCAGCGGAGCCATAACTTCTGACAAGTCACGTGCAACGACATCAATAAAGTTAGCAACTACGTTGGCATCTACGCCATCTGGAAAGAAGTCAGGGTAAACCTGTGAGATTTGACCCTTACGGACAGCAAGTACGTCAAGGTTGCGAGCATCTCTCTCGCTATTGCGATAGCGCAGTGATTGAACACGTGCTGCTACCTGTTCCATTGATAATGCCATTATTGTCCTATCGTAGATTTAAAAATTATTTTTTTGGAAGTGGCTTACCTGGTTGACCAGTCTTCACCTTCTTTGTGTAATCAGGGTCGCCTGCACCACGGGTGCGAGTAGGCATTGTTGGTGGCACAATAGGTGAAAATCCTGCAGTACGACTATATATTGGGTTAACAAATTTATCTGAAGGCATAGAACCGCTAGATGTTTTAGGCTGAGAACTAGTCATTGAATTAGAAACTCTTGGAGGCGTTGATGCACTTCCAGTAATTTTTACCTTAGTTGCTGGCTTCATTTCTTCTGTCTTCTTTTTTACTTCAGACCTAGGGACACGCATTTCTGGCATTTGATTTTCCTATCCGTATTGGTTTGACCATTGGTCTGCAAATGCGTCATCTAAATTGATTGCGAATCTGCGCTCAGTTTGAGCACGAGTTGCCCAACGGTTGCTTTGATACTGTGTTGCTTGACTTGACTTTTGCATTAACTCTCTAATGCGGATAACCGCAAACCATAGAGCCATAACAACGTCAGTAGGGTTCTTAGTATCTGGCTTCCAGGTAATGAGTTCTTGCACAAGAGTCTTTAAACCCTCAGAGCCTTCATTGCTTGGTAGTTCGATAATGTTGTTATCTTGGAATCTGCCATCTCGTGTGTTACCAAACAAGGTAGCCATAGATGCCACACCAAAAGAGGTGTCCCATTTGTTCTTGCCAGTAAAGTGTGAATTCAGTTGCGTACCGTAACCTGCTAAGAAGTTTCGTAGATGTTCGTCCAGCGCATACGCTTTCTGATGTGCATTGATTTCGATACGCAATTCTTGAGGGCGGTATTTCTCCACCCAATCTTCGATTAAATTTTGAATCTTCTGTGGGTTGGGGTCTGTCATATTGACAGCATCTAGCACATAGATTTTTCCGTCAGCCTTGTTGTATGTACATACCACGGCACCTGTAGCACCTGCCATAGCAGGGTCAAGACCAATGATGGTGTATCCCTCAACGTGCTTAGGATGTCCTGGGTTACCAGCCTTTAATGGTCCGCGCTTTCGCATTCCGTTGACGGAACCTGAGATACAAGTTGGAGAGAAGATTGAATCTTCTTGGACGTCTTCTTGTTGGTAGACCATAGCCCATACTGACGGAGCGACCTCAGAGCGACGTGTAAAGAGCGCGGGTCCATCCCATTTCGGATAAAGTCCGTCGGCATCAGGTTCGTCCACATCTCCTTCGGGTCTATCTGTTTTAGCCCAAAGGGTTTTCCAATTTAAAGGTTTTTCGTCAAACTCAAGAACGGCTGGCATAGCCATATAAGTGAAGGGTGATTTGCCACCAGTCCACTGTGAGCCATCTCGTAGCATCTTGTAGAGGTCAATCGGTGAGACTCTGGTACCTACGATGATAAGTTTACCGTAGCGACCAAGACGGGTAATAACTTCCTTCTGAAGCCATTCCATCTGCTTTTCCCACTCGTGGGCGTTAGAACCCATCACAGCGTCATCGACAATAATCAAGTCGGCACGAGCACCGTAAATCTGGGAACCAAGTCCTAGTGCTTGAACTGTTGGGTCTTTTTCGCCACTATCGCGTCCTGTACCTAAATAAATCATATCTGCAGACCACGTAGTGGCGTCTGCCTTATATCCGCCATTTGGACCAAAAGCAGTCTGCAGTTTAATAAAGGCGGGGTGGTTAAGACGAGTCTTAATCGCACCAAGGAACTTGCGTGCCATACCCTGAGTCTTTGAGACAATGATGACTCGTGAATTGGGGTTGGTCACAATCTTGTAGACCACGTAGTTCGTCGTGATGACCGTAGACTTTGCGTGCTCAGGTGGTACGTTGACGAGCACTCTGTTGACAGCCCCTGGCTCGTAGGTCATAGCAGGGTGTATCCAGCGCGGCTCGCGCCCCTCAATCAGGTCAATCCAGTTGAGGTGATGAGGAAACATCTTGGTATCTAGGAACTGCTCACAGAAGTCGACGAAGGAGATTTCCTTCAAGTCGCCTAGGTCTGCAATAACGCCTTTACCCACTAGTCGGGATTTGTCGGAGCGTTCCTTGAACTCAGGTTCATTCATTGTCCACTGGCGGAAGGTGACGTCGTTGCGTCCCACAGATGCCATAGCCGCCGTAATGGTTGAGCCTTGCTCTAGTTGGAGTAGAACCTTCTCCTGCGCCTCGCGCTTAGGTATGTTCTGTATTCCTGGCTTGCGTCCCATAGGTGCCCCCTAAAGTTGCCCTCTGTAGAGGTTATAAAACGATGTATAAACGGTACCCGTTAGACGGCATAACTGTGGTAATTATAATTATATATTATATATATTAAGGATTAACCGTAGAGCAAACGGAGGTTAATCCGTTTAAGATTATTATTAATCTTTACATATAAGATAACCCGTTCAAAGTACCAAAACCGAACACTTAATATCAATATATTTTTAAATATCTTTATAAGGGGGGCTAATATATATAAAAGCCCTGGTCAGGGCGTATTTAGCAAATATAACAGAAAATTGGAAGGTGAGTATATATACAAGTAAGTGAGCATATTAAACAACCCTACGGTCAAAAGATAGCAACAGAGTATGGTTAGGACAACCCTCACCCTTTACCAGAGGGTTAGAGTCTTATATATAATATAAATCCCGCAGGATTGCGGGTTTAAATGCCAGAGATTGGCAAGGAATGAATGGCAAACTAGGTTTCTTGATTGGGTGACTATCCCCCTCCCATATTCGCGGGGTCTAGTCTTTTTGAATTGAATCCAAGAATGCGGGGAAGTAGTTTAACTTTCAACTACTTAGACCCTCTTCAATTGTCGACAAATCGACAGACCCAAACCCCCTCAAGGGTTCCGACGGTGTGACGTAACTCACATTTCTTGAGCGTGGGGAAAAGTTGACAAGCACGATTTAGGCGTGTAATGTTCTCATTGTAACTTAAACCACACTAACCGACAGGAGAACCAAATGTACCTCAACAAAATGCAAGCCGAGACAGTTTTTGAACTAGTCGCAAGCCAATCTGAGAAGTTATCTCTTGGGGAATACCGCCTAAACTTTCTCGCAAGCCGTGAGGAACTCTGCGAGATAATGGAAAAAATCGCCCCAACAATCAAGGCGGACGGATGGACAGATTCGCCAGAGTGGACAGCACGAGTTCACCGCCTAGCATTGAATAACGACCTAGCCGAAAAGCGCGCAAAACTTATGGAGATGTGCAGCGTAAAGTAGCAAGGACAGCCCCGCCCGCCTAGGGCGTGCCGATTCGATTCGGAGCGGGGCACGGGAACAATCCCACAAACGACAGGAGTAGGCAAGTGCAGACACAAACAGAGCAAGACAAGACCCAAGCAATGCGCTTAGAGATTGACACTCTCGTGAAGGGTGTTTGGTTCTTACCAGACGGGGGAACTTATGAATATTCGTTTATTCCTAAAGGTTGCGACTGTGGAGGGCTAGCGGGGCGCGGTAGCGGATTTCCAACCTATGAGATAGCGGTGTGGGAAGCATTGAAAGAAGCAACAACTATCACGGCGCAAGGATTCCATTCTCACGGGAACGGCAAAAAGTACAAGAACAAGAAGTGAGGTAACTCACAGCCCGCCACTCTTGACAGAGGGCACAGGGAGCGAGACCCTAGGCGGGCACGGGTAGAAAATCTACCAGAACGACACAACGACAGGAGCACAGAATGAACCAGAGAGACGCAATCCACTACATAGCAACACGCCAAGAGTTCAAGGCAAGCGCACTAAGCGGGAGCCGTTACTCACTAGGCGGAGGGCAACTTATGGGCAAGGACTTAGCGACATTTGAGGCAGATGTAAACGGGGCGGACTATATCGTCTACTCATACAGCACCCCAATCGCTTGGCACACGCTCAATTTTGGCTGGTATGTAGTCGCGCAAAAGTTCAGCGTGACAACAAGCAAGCACACCAACCAAGTCCGCCGCGCAATCGCTGAGGCTTTAGTGGGGGCGAACTAATGAACAAGACCTACGACGTCTATATGACCAACGGGCACGTCGCTCACAACGTGGAAGAGTCTACGATTATTCTACACCTACTGAATCAAACGGGGATTGCATATATCAAATCTGCTGAGGGAGGCAACTAATGGCGCAGAGAATCAAGCAGGGCGGATATTGTTCAGATTGCAAGCGCGAATGGAAAACAGACGACGGATATTTCAACCATAAATGCAAGATGTGACGTAAGTCACAGCCTCAAACCCTTGACAGAGGGCGAGTGTTCACGACACTATTGAGGCACGGGAACAATCCCACAACGACAGGAGCAAGCAAGTGCAGAAACACGAACTACACCAAGCAATGAGCAAGCCAATGGCACGCAGTTTTCGCCAAGCAGAAGATGAGGCAATGCTAGAAGTTCGCCGTGAGAATGGCAAACTGTACGACGAATACAGAAAGGCTCAGGCGAAATGGTACGAAGAAAACAAGGAGCGAACAGAAAAGATTCAGGAAAACTATAAAGCCCATATGGAACTAATCCAAGCACAGATTAAAGCACTCTATGAGACCCAAGAACTAGTCAGAGAGCGCAAGGATAAGGCAATGGACGCAATGAACGCGGAATGTTGGGAAGCCCTAGCACCAATCCGCGAGGCACAACAAGAGAGAACGGAAGCGAACAAGGCAAAAGGTCAGGCAATTATGGAGGCACTAGTGGCAAAATATGCGGAAAGAGTACGAGCCAAGCAGAGCGCGTGAGGTAACTCACAGCCCCGCACCCTTGACAGGGGGCGAAGAGTGCGAGACTCTAGCGGGGCACGGTGGCAAATGTCCACTAGTACGGCTTAGACAGGAGAAAAGAACAATGATACCAAACGGCTTAGAACTACAACTCAATGATTACGGCTTAGAATTTGACAGTTTCCTAGGGGCTCTCTATCTACCTTGGAGAACCATCATTGTATTTGGCTTGGTAATCCTAGCCCTACGGGTTCGCAAGATAATCAAGGCACGCAAGGCGGGCAACTAATGGAAACAATTATAACAATTTGTTATCTAGTTTTTGTCTTAGGTTCAGGCTTGCTTATCTCTCACGGGTTGGTTAATCTGTGGGACGCACACAAGCGAGGAATGGAAAGAGTCAGAGCATACGACGCACGACAGGAGGCAAGGAAATGACAGCCCTCGCCATTGCACTACTACCAATCGCCGCGCTATGCATTGCGGGGATACTAATCAACAACGAGATGACAGGAGAATAAACAAATGCAAACAACTATGGCAGATTTGCACCGCCTTGTCGGTGTGCTTGAGGAATTAGTAAAGCCACTCTTGGAGGGCGAGGTAGTCGAGGACACCTACGAATCCAACAAACGCCCGCACCTTGTACTTCAAGAGGGGAGCAAGACCTACGGGCGAGCCTTTCGTATCCACTTTAGTGGAGGCAGTAAGTACGGCTCAGGACATTGGGAACCACGAGGCTTTAGCGATTACTTAGGCGGAACCAAGGCAGAGGCAGAGCGCACACTGCGAAGCCTCATAGCAGGCATACGCACAGGGCAAATGATTACAGAACGGGACAACAAATGAGTGACACAAAGACTAAGCCCTACACAGTCGAGCAATTAGTAAATGAAATCTACGAGGACAACTACTCACACCTAGAGTTTGAGTGGAATATGGGCGGAGAACCTTGCGAGTGCAAAATCCACCAAGTAATGCAAACAATAATTAAATACAGGGATAAGTAATGGAGAACATAGTTGTAATTTGCGGAGATTGCCTATACCCTATCAACCAATGCCACCACAGACAGGAGAAAAATAAATGAGTACAGAGCAACAGATTAAGAGCGCAATAGATAGTTTAAACGAGGCAATGCAAGCACTCAAGGAGTTAGGTTTGATTACAGAGGAGGAAGAAGAATGAAGCAACATCACTTTGTTATTGCGTACGATACCGAGACCAAGACTTGGAGTTGGGACACAGACCAAGAGGAAGCACGCTTTGTTGATGGAACTATCTATGATAAATCAGCGGAGAGTTGGACTTCAGGTTACTTAGGCGACGGAGAGTACGAACCACAGGAAGCCGACCTTGCAACTATCTTGCAAACAAATCTTCGTGCTATGAATGGGGAGCAGTAATGGGATACGAACCACCACTAAATGACCCATTCTTTTACGACGACTCAGACTTTATCAAATGTAAAAGTTGCGATAAAGATTTTGATTACAACCTATACCGCTCTGATACTTGCGAGGAATGCGAAAACAAAATAGTTGAACAGGAGAAAGCAAATGCAAATGCAAATCGTCTATGAAACAAAGGGCGTAAAGGTTGTCAATGTCTGGCTACCAGAGGGCACAGAACTACCCGCACAATGGAAGACTATGACATACACAGAGCAAGACGAATGGCTCTATGAACACCAACAAGAATCAAAGACTTTATGGAGCGATGAATACAAGGGTGAGGCAGTCAATGTTTTACCAGTTGCACAATTAAAAGCGGTGATTTAATGACGTTGCCAGATAGAAGATGGCACGAAGAGGGCAACTGCAACCAACATCCAGACCCCGATTTATGGCACTACGATAATTCTATTGACGGAGACATACAAAAGTTGGAAGTGTTGCGAAGTGTACAGGCAATAGAGTTATGCAATATTTGTCCAGTCAGGGATAAGTGTTTAGAGCAGGGACTAGAGCGTCAGAACCTAGAGTTTACTGGTGGGCACGGCTCAATCTGGGGTGGCTTACTCACTGTTGAGCGGTACTTATTGACAACGAAGAAGCCGCAGGAAAATATGGTTCGAGCAGAGCAAAGACACAGAAGGAATGTTCGCTCGAA